AGGTTCAAGGGTTACTCGGGTCCGATCGGGTCGGGCAAGAGTGTCGCATTGTGCCAGGAGGCGGTCCGGTTGGCGTACCTGAATCCGGGCCGGGCCGGTCTGCTGGGCGCGCCAACCTACCGGATGCTGGCGGATGCCACGGCGCGGACGCTGCGGGAGATTCTGGCGGAGAACCAGATTCCGCACGAGTGGAATCACTCCGACAACATCATCACGATGGGCGACAGCGGATCGAAGATCCTGCTGCGGTCGCTGCATGACGCGGAAAGTCTGCGCGGAACCAACCTGGCGTGGTTCGGCGTCGACGAGCTGACCTACTGCGAAGAAGAGGCCTGGACACGGCTGGAAGGCCGGCTACGGGATCCGAAAGCGAAGCGGCTGGGCGGGTTCGCGGTCTGGACTCCGAAGGCGCACGATTGGGTTTACCGCCGGTTCGTCGAACCGGGCGGGGATGGCTACCGGGTGATCCTGGCAAAGCCGTTCGAGAACACGCATCTGCTCAACGCAGTGCCTGACTTCTACGACCGGCTGAAGAAGAGCTACGACGAGCAGTTCTTCCGCCAGGAGGTGATGGGCGAGTATCTGGCGGTCCACAAGGCGCGGGTGTATCACGCCTTCGACCGCAAGATTCACGCGGTGAAGCTCGAACGCCGGCTGGATCAGCCGCTGCTGTGGGCGCTGGATTTCAACGTGGATCCGATGTGCTCGCTGGTGGCGCAGGTGGCGGGCGGCGAGATCCGCGTGCTGGGCGAGATCGTGCTGCGGCGCGCGGGCACGGTTGAGGCGTGCGGCAAGCTGCGGGAGAAGTTTCTTCCGCACTACCGCGGCGTGACGGTGTACGGGGACGCATCCGGCAACCGGATGCAGACGACGGGTTCGTCGGACTTCCAGATGATTCGCGACTATTTCGCAAGGAATCAATGGGGTCCCTTTACCTACCGCGTGCCGCGCGCCAATCCGGCGGTGCGGGACCGGATCGCGTTGGTGAACGCCAAGCTCCGCAGCGCGGACGGCGATGTGTCACTGCGCGTCGACCCAAGCTGTGTGGAGCTGATCAAGGACTTCGAGGAAGTGAGCTACCTGGCCGGGTCGTCGTCAATCGACAAGGACCGGGACAAGAGCCGGACGCATCTATCCGACGCGCTTGGCTACCTGGCGTGGGAAGAGTTCGGGCCGAAACCTCGCGTGGGCGAGCAGGACCGGCCACTTTTTTAGACAAGTGCGTGAAGCGAGGTGAACTGTGAAAGGAATCGAACTGGAGCATCCCGAATACGTGGCGCGGAAGCAGACATTGAAGCGCTACCGGGATCTGTATGCCGGCGGCGAGCAGCTCAAGGCCAACGCGGGCGACTATCTGTCGCGCCGGCAGAAGGAGCCGTTGACGGTGTACGGCGAGCGGCTCGAGCGGGTCTACTACGAGAATTTCATCGGGTCGATCATCGACTGGTACGTGGCGACGCTGTTCCGGCGCGAGCCGCTGCTGCTCATCGAGGGTCCGGACTCGCGGGGCTCGCGGTTTCTGCACGAGTTCGCCGAGGACTGCGATCTGCGGGGATCCTCGCTCACCGAGTTCTTCCGCAAGCAGATCCTGGAGGCGCTGATCGCCGGGTCGAGCTACGTGCTGCTCGACTTTCCGCGCTCGGCCTGTGTGCCGGGCAACTTGGCGGAGGAGGATCGCGCGGGAATGTCGCGGGCCTACCTGAGTCATTGCGCCGCGGAGCAGCTCATCAACTGGTCCACCGACGACCGCGGTGTGTACGAGTGGGCCGTGATCCGGAACAGCTATGTCCGGAAGGACAGCGTTGAAAGCGCGGGGTGGGAGACTGAGACTCGCTGGCTCTACTATGACCGGCAACGGTTCGAAGTCTGGAGCCGCAAGGGCAAGGACAAGAGCGGGCCGGCAGACCTGGTGGACGAGGGCGTCCACGGTTGCGCGTCAATGGGCCAGGTGCCACTCTTCCCGGTCCGGCTGCACGACGGACTGTGGCTGATGAATCGCGCGGGCCTGTTGCAGACCGAGCACTTCAACAAGTCGAATGCGTTGGCCTGGGCGCTGACGCAGGGCCTGTTCGCGATGCCGGTGGTCTACACCGAGCGTGACTGGAACCAGATGGTGGGCGACTCCTACTATATCCAGTTCGCGCCTAACGACAAGTTCGGGTGGACGGAGCCCGAGGGCCGTGTCTACAGCATCGCGGCGGAGAATCTCGACCGGCTGAAGCGGGAGATCTACCGGGTCTGCTACCTGCTATCGCAGGCCGGCGGTCCGCTACATGGATCGCAGTCCGGCCTGTCCAAACAGCGTGACTTCGCGATCACGCAAGAGGTCCTACGGGCACTGGGAGATCAGGTGAAAGACGCGATGAAGCGCGTGCTGCGCGCCGTTTCGATCGCGCGGCGGGACCAAACCGCCGTCGACGTCACTGGTCTTGACGAGTTCGACATTGGAGATTTCAGTGGCGAACTCGCCGATGCCGAGCGGCTGTTGACCCTGGGTTCAGGGTCGCCAACGCTGCGAAAGCAAGTGCTCAAAAAGCTCGCGTTCAAGTACCTGTGCGATGTCCGCCAGGAACTGAAGGACCGTATCGGGCGCGAGATCGACGATTCAGTCCAACCGCAGGAAGGATAAACAATGGATGAACGAAACCAGAAAGCAACGGTCTCCGAAGGAGACGCGATGCGGCCGGTGATCCGCGAGGTCATCGGTGAGTTCATGGACTTGCAGCGGGCCAAGGCCGAACCCGCGCTCAAGGCGGAGCTGGCCGAGGAGCGGAAACGGCGCGAGCACCTGGAGCAACGGGTGAACGAGCTGGTGGCCGAAAACAAGCGGGCGCGTGACCGGGCCGAAGAGGCTGAGCGTAGCTCGGCGATCCGGAGCGAGCTGCAGCGGCTTGGCGTGCAGAAGGTCGACCTGGCCTTCCGCGCGGTCAAGGACGAGGTGGCCCGGTCTGGTGATGGCCGCCTGGTGGCGCGTGATGCGCACGGTGAAGTGGATATGCGGGAGTACCTGACGAAGTTCGTCCAGGACAACCCGGAGCTGCTTCCGCCGCGCGCGGCTGGAGGTTCGGGCGCGGCGCTGCAACGAGGCAGCTCTCCCTCGCGTCCGGCGGTCGACATCGACCGCATCAAGCCTGGCATGGATCCCGCTGAGATGGACCGTGTCCGGAGGGAGATTGCCGAGGGTGCGCTTCAGGCTCTGAAGGGCAATCGAGACTAGTGAAATTCCAACGAAAGAGAGACTGACATGCCTGCTATTACTTCTGCCAATCTGGCTCAAGCGATTGTTAAGTTGGTGGCGGCCGACGCGCTGCCCGCGCTGATGGGAAACCTTGTGATGGGCAACCTGGTCAATCGCGACTACGAGCCTGTGCTGGCTCAGGCTGGTGACACGGTCAATGTACCCGTGCCTCCCATTCTGGTGGCCAACAACATCACCGAAGGCGGCACCGTGCAACTGCAGAATCCGAGTGTCGGAAACGCGCAGATCGTGCTCAACACGCACGCCGAGGCCACCTTCCAGATTCCCGACGTGACCAAGGTGATCGCGGTGCCGGATCTTCTGCGGCTGTACATGCAGCCCGCGGTTGTGGCGCTGGCCGAAAAGATCGAGACCGATCTGCTCGCCGCCTACTCGCAGTTCACCGCCAATGCTCCGGTGGGCACTCCCGGGTCGGCGCTGACCGAAGCCACGATCGACGCCGCTGAAACCGCGCTGTTCAACGCCAAGGTTCCGGTCGGCGAGAACAAGTACCTGGTGGTTTCGAGCGATGCTTACTCGCAGCTCCGCCAGATCCCGCGGTTCAGCGAGTACCACACGGCTGGTGAAGCGGGGCTCCGCGCCATCGTTGAGGGCACCGTCGGAAAGATCAAGGACTTCTTTGTCTTCCGGTCGCAGTTCGTGTCCAAGACCGGCGCCGCTCCGGCCACCACCAACAATCTGGCGTTCACGCGCAGTGGACTCGGACTGGTGGTCCGCCGCCTGACTCAGCCCCTGCCCGGAACCGGCGCGATCGCCGAGTACTCCGAGCTTGGCAACTTCGGCATGCGCGTGCTGATGAGCTATCAGCCGAACACTCTGTCGCAGCAGTTCACCGTGGACGTGCTGTACGGAATCGGCGTGCTCCGCAACAGCCACGGCGTGCAGGTGAAGAGCTAGAGGCCAACGGGCCCGGTTCCGGACTGTCCGGGCCGGGCCCTTTCTATTGAGAAGGAGAACGCACTATGGAGCTCAGAGAATACTACCGCGCGATCCGCGCGATGGAAGAAAGCATCCAGCAGCCGTGGGTGATCACCGTCAGCTTCACCACGGGCGACGGCGGCCGCGCCGGTGTGATGACGGAGGTGAGCCGGGCGACCGCGGCCAAGATGATCGTCGAGAGCCGTGCGCGCCTGGCCTCGGACGATGAGGCCTCGGAATACCGCGAGTCGATTCGTGAATCGCGGCAGCGGATCGAACAGGAAGAAGCGAAGAAGCGCGTCCAGGTGACGCTCATCAGCGAAGGCGACCTGCGCCGCCTGCGCGAGTCGGCGGAGAAATGAGGCGGCCATGGCATTGCTGACCGACGGGCCCATTTCGGCGATCACCGGACTGCAAGCTCACGACAGCTCGATTCTGGACACCGCGCGCACGGAGGGAATCGATCTCGACAAGAAAATCGAGCTCGCGCAACAGGAGCTGGAGATCGAGCTTTCGGTCTTCCTCCTGCGCGCGGGCGACGGCACCGTTCTCACGCTCAACGGCGGCGTGGACCTGCGCAAGGCCGTGGTCACGGCGGCCATCGAGCGCTGGCACATCATGAAAACGCTCGCGGCCACATACTGCGACGCCTACAGCAGCCAATTGAACGACCGCTACCTGAGCCGCTGGACGCACTACGCCCAGCAGGCGCACATTGCCGGGGAAGCCGTCATGGAGCTTGGAGTGGGCGTGGTCCGCGATCCGCTGCCGCGTCCGGCGGCTCCATCCGTGACGGCATCCGGAACACCGGGCGAGCCAGTGGTCTGGGAGTTTCAGATGGCCTGGCGAGGGCTGTACGGAACACTGGGCGCGCCGAGTGAGAAGAGCGTCTACTCCGTCGCGGCGGGTTCGCGGCCGGTGGTGCAGCCGCCTGCCGCGCCGCCCTCGGCGATTGGCTGGGACGTGTTCGCAGCGTTGGCCGGCTCACAGGCCCGGCAGCAGAACACAACGATGCTCACACCAGGATCGAGCTGGACGGTTCCGGCCACTGGATTGGTTGACGGGGCGCTTGCGGGTCCGGGCCAGGTGCCCGACTACTTTGTCCGCCGCAGCCGCGTGCTGCCGAGGGGGTGACCATGGCGCGCGCAACCAATCTCGCACTGACGTCGCTGTTCGACCTCCTGCGTGGGAGCAACGGCGTGGCGAAGCACCTCACCGCCATCCGCGCGGAGAAGCAGATCGACCGCATCGAACTGCCGGATCCGTGGTGCCTGGCGCTGAATGCAAGCATCGATCTCGAGGACAAGGCCATCGGCATCAAGTATCCACAGATTCTGGTGCACGCGGGCAAGACACGGAACCTGCTCACGGAGAAGTTCCGGAAGTTTTCGGGTGTGGTTGAAGTGGTGGTCGAGATTCGCGTGTCGAGCGACAAGCTGAATCTGCTCGACCGGCAGTCGCTGTTGTACACGGACGTCGTGACCGGAGTCCTTGAGGATTGCCGGGGTGAGTGGGGCGACTGCGTGTTCTACAGCGGACGCTACGAAGCCGAGTCGGGTCCGGCAAAGAAGGGCGGGAAACATTTCGTTCAGGTGACGCGGATCAGCGTTCCGGTGGACGTTTCACTCGGGTGAGGAATCAATCATGGGATGTTACATTGCATCGAACAACAATCGCCACTACGCGGCGCTCGAAGCCACGTATGGGACAGCGGCCGCGGCGACGGCCGAAAACCGGATTCCGGCGCTCAAGCTCGGGCTGCGCCAGCAGACGCTCGTGCCGCGGCGCCGTGACAAGACCGGGAGCCGCACGTTTCCAGGGCTTCCGCCGGGATTCCGCACGCGTACGGACTTTGAGTTGTCCACGTACCTGACGCACTGGCCGGACCCCGAATCGGAACCATGCTACTCGGCTCTGTTTCGTGGAGCGCTCGGCGCGGCGCCGGTTGTGTTCACGGGCGCCGTGGTGCAAGGCGTCACCGACGGCACGCGGATCACGACGGCGGCGGCGCACGGGCTGGTTCCGAATCAGGCGGTCCGGTTCGGCAACGAGATCCGGTTCGTGGCCGCCGTGAGCAATACGACGGCGTTCGTGCTCAACGCCGGGTTCGCCGAGGATCCTGCAGTGGGCGCGGCGCTCGGTGCGGCGATCACCTATATGCCGGCGGCGAACCTGCCCGGCGTCACCATCTACGACTATTGGGATCCAGGGGATGCCGTGCAGCGGATCATCGCCGGAGCCGGAATCGACAAGATGCGGATCCAGGTCAACGGCGACTTCCATCACTTCGAGTTCGACGGGTTGGCCGCGTGTCTGATCGAAAGCGTCGCGTTCACGCCGCCAACCGCGGGCCTGGACGAGTTCCCGATTGAGCCCGCGGTTGCGCCGTCAACATTTCCCTTAGTTCCGGGAAGCCTGGGACAGGCGTGGTTCGGTGTCGAGCCGGCGCGCTTCCATACGGTGGTCGAAGCCGCGGTTCAACTCGACAACGATCTCGACCTGCGTGCGAGCGAATTCGGGATCGACAAGGCGAAGTGCATCGCCGCGGGAATCCGTACAGTGACGCTGGACATGCGGCTGATCGCCAACACTACCGGGGACACCAACGGTCTTTATCAGGCTGCACGCCAGCGGACTCCGGTCAGCGCGATGTTCCAGCTCGGGCAGCAGGCTCAGCATCTGTGCGGCGTCTACATGCCCACGGTGGTGCCGGAGATCCCGGAGTTCGACGACGAAGAGACGCGGCTGCAGTGGCGGTTCCGCAATAGCCGTGCGCAGGGTGCTGGCAACGACGAGCTGATCGTCGCGTTTGCGTGAGGCTCGCATGGAATACTGGAGCAAAACAACAATCCGTTCCGAGCAGCACGAAGGCGTTGAGTTTACGATTCGCAGAATGTCGCTTGGCCGGAGAATCGAACTCGGCAAGCGTGTACGGGAACTCAGCGGCCGGGTGCAGTTTCTCGAAGCCGGCGAGACCATGGCGGAACAGGTGGAATCCGGCGTGCTGCGCAACGAGATCGACAAGCTGTATCTCGAATGGGGTCTGGCGTCGATCGCGGGACTGATCATCGACGGCGAAGAAGCGCGTCCACCGAAACTGATCGAGAGCGGGCCCGAGAGCCTGGCACGCGAGATCCTAGCGGCGATCAAGCGCGAGCTCGACCTGAGCGAGGAAGAAAGAAAAAACTCCTAGTCGCCTTCCATTTCCAATTCGCGAACCAAGCCGCGTGGAGGTGCGACTCGTGCAGAAAACAGGGCTTGGAACAAAAGCGGCGATGCGGGTGGCTGCGTCCCGCGCCGTGTGGCAGTCCGGCAGTGGTATGGGCGCGGCGCGGCGCGCGCGCGGAGTCGTGTCCCGTATCGTCGATCACACCGGAGAGCATCGCGCTGCTGGAGAAGTTCC